GACGCGGGCACAGGCACCAGGCACCTTTATGCCAATGGATTGACCAATCCAACCTATCACGCATTGGAAGCAATGGCCGTCAATGCCATTGAATCCGAGGAAACAGCGGCTTTTGAAGATATTAACGTACCCATTGAAGAATCATGAATATTTCGGAGATACAAATACTGTTCCCTCGGCCCGGCAACTGGCAGGAATTCACGTTGACGCCCATTTATCAGGACGCGGACGGTTACACCCGGACAGACCGCTACACAGCGGACGAGATACCAGCGGAACAGGCTCCGGCAATGGAGTCCGTAGTTGCTGCGCTGGTGGGATTGGGTGAGGACTGGCAGGCGGTGCAGGTGTGGGCAAGGCTGGGAAAAGATGTCCTGACCCTTGCGGAGGATGGTGCCTATACAATGATTGATGCGGTGTCTTTGACCGTTGAGGCCGTCCATGCGGAGACCAAAGGCCGCAGGATTTTTACAGTCTCGGACTACCCGGCTTTTATCCTGACCGACCCCGCCGCCGTGGAGTTTTTCAATTACTTCACTACCTCTACCAATAACAACATAATCATATGACTACTAATAATCAATGCAATCATGCCGAGGCTATCGCCAGAGAAATGCACATGTACTATGCAGCCCAGGCACACAATGAGTCCAACACTCCAATCCCTCACTGGGCAGACCTGACGGAAAACGAACAACAAGGATGGATTGCCGTAGCAAATACTGCCCTCCCGATCATCGGTAAGCATGCGCTGGAAGATGTTCGGGCCTATCTCGGCCTCAAGGCTTCCGGCGCGTCCACTTGGTGGAAAAAGGTTCTGCTGGGCTTGGCCTACGCCGCTGTTGGTGCTCTTGGTTTTTCCCTGTTCCAGGGCTGCGGCCATTCCGTGGACGTGACGCCGGAAAAGACGGTGGTATGCAAAGACGGCTCCTGCCTGGTGCTGGAACCGGGGCATATCTCCTACAGTCAGGCCCAGCCTGTTACGGACGTTCCGCCCATCGTGCAAACACTCAAGAAGTAAAGGCATGTGTAAGCTCTCCGAAGTACCGGCACGTTTCCTGGATTTTGCCAAGGCTTCCCCCGTGTTTGCCTGCGTCCTGATGTCGCTGACGATATGCGGCGGGGCATGCTGGTACATCGGGGAGGTGGTCAGCCACCACAATGACCGCCTTTGTGATTTGATGACCATGCAGACGCAGGCCCAGGTGGAGACGGCCAAGGCGATTCAACTGCTTGCCGTGCGCATCGAAAATATAGAAAGGAAGCTGGAAAAGTGAATAAGCTCCTGAACCTTTCCGTTCTTCTGCCTCTGATGGGGTTCGTGATGGCCGGCGTTTTTGCCGCGTGCGGAGACACAGAGGCAGGTGTTGCCGTGTTCTGTTTCCCCATTGCGGTCCTTGTGTTCCTCCGATGTGCGGAACGCTGACCAACTGTAAAGTTTTTCTTACAAGTTCCCTTTAGTTAATAATCAATAGTTTCCGCATGCCTACCCTGTACATACTCATTGTGGACGAACCCGGAAAGGAGCAATGGATGAAAATTTTTCTTACCGAAAGAGACGCCGCTTTTTTCCTGGCTCAATTTAATGAGTGGCATTTGCATGCCAAGTGTCATTGCTACACCGTGGAAGGCAAGCGGCTTGTGCAACTTATCGACAATCTGAACGAATGAATACTACAGAAAGAAAGATGGCTGCGGCCATCCTCCGCTTTGAAGACAGCCGCGTCACCGGGCCGGATTCCCTGCGCGTTTCCCGCCTTCCCGCCGCCGACAAGGGCGGCAAGTGGGAGATTTGCGGCATTTGCGACGGCATTGAACCGGCCGTGTTTAACAGATTGAAGGCCCTGTTGGATGCCGGAAGACGTGAAGAGGCCTGGGAAGGTTGTCTCCAGTATGTCCTGGATAATACCGCCGCCGTGCGTTCCTGGCTGGGTTCCGCCGCTTATCCTGGCGTTGAATTCATCCTGCGGGATCATTATTTCAATTCCGGGAGCAGGAATACCGGGAAGATTTTGCAGCGCGCGCTGAATATTCACGGCGCCGGGCTTGTGGTGGACGGGATTGTCGGCCCCAGGACCAGGCAGGAGTTGCAGGACCAGCTGGCCGCCACGGGTGAAGCGGTGTTCCTTATCGCCCTGCAGGAGAAGCGTCAGGCGTTTTACCGTTCGTGCAAGCAGTTTCCTGTGTTCGGGAAGGGTTGGTTGAACCGCTGCGACGATGCGTTCAGCGTGGCGCAGGAGCTTGTTTAGGTTTTCAATTAGTAAACGATTATGGGATTCACCGGAGCGTTAATCAGTGCAGCCTTGAGTGTGGGCGGGAGCTTGTATAGTTCCCACCAGCAGAAGAAGCAGCAGCGGGCCGCAACCGTAGCAGCCCAGGAAGCTGCCAAGCGTAACGTGAGCGTGGGCGTCAGCGCCGCCGATCCCTCGCAGATTACAGCCGATGCCGGTGAAAACGAAGAAGTCAACCGTCAGAACGCCAACAGGCGCCGTTACGGCATGGCCCGGACCGTCAATCCCGGCGGCGTGCTGGGTTCTTTGACCGGCGGACGCAAAACCCTGGGAGGATAACATGGAAGCCGATTATTACAGAATTGCCCAGTCTCTGTTCAGCAGGGCGAATTACGAGTGGAGACGGTATGTCCGGCATGTGCTGCCAAAGCTGATACCGGCCGCAGACCTGGCGGAGATGGAGGACGACGGCATGCCGGAACGTGTTTGTGCCCGTGCCAAGACCGGCGTGCTGAAGCTGGCCAGCGCCCACCTCAATTATATTACGCCGCGCGGTCAGAATTGGTTCAAGTACGATGAATGGGAAGAGATTACCGATGACGAACAGTTCTGGCTGAAGGGAGCGGCGCAGATCACCCAGAAGGAACTGGAGGCAAGTAATTTTTACACTTCATTCATTGCTACGGTTATTGACCGTATCGGCACGGGCACGGGGCTGATGATGTCCGAAGAGAATATCAAGAAAGGCTCGCTTGTGTTCACTCATGTTCCTGCCGGCACTTATGGTCTTGCGGAGAACGAGGATCACGAGATTGACACGGTGGTGCGCAAGTTCAAGTACACCGCCCACCAGGCTGCTGCCGCTTTTGGAGAAGATGCTTTAAGCGGCGCTATTAAAGACGCCTTTGGCGATCAGACGCGAAGGTACACGCAGCAGTTTGAGATTTGGCATCTCGTTCTTCCCCGGGACGTGCCTCCGATGGGCAACAGGAACCTGCCGCCGGAACAGATGAGTTGGGCGAGCGTGTATCTGGATCCGGCGGAACAGCACATTATCAAGGAGAGCGGCTATTACGAGTTTCCCTACATGGGTACGCGCTTCATTAAGTATGGAAATGATGTATGCGGAGAAAGCGCCCTGGCTCCCATTGTGGACACGATTGAAGACAGCTTGCTGATGCAGGAAGCCATGAAGGTGGCCGGACAGGCGGCGGCCTTTCCCCGTGTGCTGCTGACTTCGGACATGGTGGACGAGGTGGACATGAGGGCCGGGGGGATGACGGTCCTTCGTCCGGAGGACATCAAGAGCGGGCTTCCAAGAGAATGGGCCACGGCCACGGAGTACACGGTGGGCAAGGATTTGCTGGAGATGTACAATGCCGAGATCGACGATGCCCTGTTTGTTTCCGTCCTTCAGGCAGTCAGCCAGGTGGAACGCCAGATGACGGCCCTGGAAGCCAATCTGCGCGATAATGAGCGGATGATGACTTTTACCCAGAGTTTTACGCAGTTTACGTCCGATATCCGCCCAATGATGGAGCGCGTGTTCTGCTCCCTGGAACGCCTGGGCAAGTTTCCAGAAGATGGAAAGCCGCAGGGATTGTTTGTGCCCCTGGACGAGTACGGAATCAAGATGAAGATTCTGGCTCCCGGAGTCAAGTACATCAGCAAGATGGCCAAGGCGCTGGAACGCTACAAGTTGAGCGGGCTGGTGGAGACGCTGGGACATGCCGTCAATCTGGCCCAGACGACGGGAAATCCCGCATGGATGGATCCGTTTGATGAAAATAAGTCTATCCGGTATATCGCCGACGAAACCAACGTGCCGGTGGAGTGCATGCGGAAACCCAAGGATTTGAAGGCTCTCCAGAAGAAGCGTGAGGAAGAAGCCGGCGCGATGCAGCAGGCCAAGATTGCCCAGATGATGGCCGCCGCCAACCGGGACAATGCCGGGGCCGCCAGCCAGGAAAGCAACCTTTCAGCATAACAACCATGAGAAGGAATACACAGCAGGAAGAGACGAAGCGGAAGCTGGCCCAGCGCCGGCGCATTTTACGGGAAGGCATTTCCGACGAGGCCATGAAGGTGTTGAAAGAACATTTCGAGATAGGTCTTCCGGTGTTTCTGTTTGCCGACAAGCAGGGCATTCCGTTGAGCGGAGACCCCCAAATGCTGACGCTGATGGCTGCCAGGCGCGACGGGCAGCTTCATGTGATCAAGTGGCTGGAGCAGGAGCGTTCCAGGACGCCGCTTGAAGACAGTTCTACAACCACCAATAATTAAATATTATGCACCATATCATTACCATGCGAACGACCGTGCTGCGTTATCCAGAACCTGCGGATGCAGGAGGCGGACAACCGGCAGCAGATTCCAATCAGGCGCCCCAGGGCGGAGCCCCCGCGGCCCAGCCTCCGCCCCAGAATACGGATGGAGGCAATCAGCCCCTGCCCGGAGAGGGCGGAGATCCGGCCCCGACACAGACGCCAGATCCGAACAGCGCCCCCAGTGACGTGAATCCTTTCGATTTTACGCTGGAGGAATCCCCTGATCCGGCCCAGCCTCCGGCAAACGGAGACCCCGGAGACGAGTATGTTTTGGAATTGGGCGAGTCTTTTACCGGAACGGATGAAACCCGTTCCATGATTGCCTCCCATGCCAAGGCCAACGGGATTGCTCCCGATGCCGCCGGGGCGTTCGTCACCCAGGTGTGCGATTCCCTGCTTGCCTCCCAGCGGGAGGCGGACAGGCAGGCTCTGGAGTCCCTGAAGAACGAGTGGAAGGGTGAGTTTGAGGGGAATATGGCCGCCACCAAGCGCTTTATTGCCGATGCGGTGAAGCGAGGGGGGATGAGCAGGGAGGATGCCCAGGCTCTGATGAATCCGCATGTGTTCCGTCTTTGCAACGTGCTGCGCGGCATGGTGGGCGAGGAACGGACGCGCGGCGCCGGACAGGCTGCCAGCGCCCAGTCCCGCCAGCAGGAGATGGACGACATCATCAATAATCCGGATAATCCCTATCACAAGGATTTGTTCAATCCCGGCAGCAAGGGCTACAAGGCCGCCGCCGAGCATTTTAACAGGCTGGCCGGCGTTAAGATCTACTAGCTTTTTTTCTTTTTATTGGGCTATTGCGTATGGTGGCGGTGTCACGTGACATCGTCACCATTTGTTTATGTCCAGGTCTCGTGTGCAGTAAGGATGCAACAAGCAAAGCAACACATATGAAGATTGAAAAAGCTATCATAGACATGTACGAGAAGACGCGCACCCAGCAGCTCATTGAAGAGCTGCAGCAAAAGGTGTCCGTCTTGACTCCGTTCGCCCGCGTCATCCACGGCTGCAACGGCAAGATGTACCAGATTCCCGCTGTCGGTTCCACGGAACTTAATCGACGGACCACCCGAATGCAGGAGATTGAAGCCACGGAGTTGGAGTTCGGCTTGCGCAACATGAAACCTCAACTGTTTGAAAAGTTCCTGAAATGGTCCACGGACGATGAAAAGTTTCTGGCCAATCTCCCAATTAACGCCACTACGATGGTCACACAGCTTACCAATGCGGCCGAGCGCGTAAAGGATGATGTCCTGCTGGGCACGTGTGTGGATATGGACGAGGATTCCGATACCTACGGAGAACACATTATCCAGACTCCGACTTCCATCATGGCCGATGCCGTGGACGGATCCCCCTACAAGGGCGGCACTACAGGAGGGTTGCTGGGCGACAACTACGTGGGGGACATGGGGTCCGAGAAGGAAGCTCTTCCCCAACAGCCGTATGTCCGCGGTGAAGGGCTTATTACCACCTGGGACGAACTCACCGAAGACTTGGACATCGACACCAAGAAGACCAATGTAGTTCCGGTCAATTATACTCCGGAAGGTACGCTTACCCCCAGCGGCATTACGATTGATAAGCTGCTCTTTGCCAAGACCTGCATGCAGGCCCGCTACGCTCTCAATGGCGGCGGTACGTTGTGTATGGCCATTACGCCCCAGCAGGCATTCGATATGATGCGTCTGGATAAGTTGCAGAATATCGACTACGGCTTCCAGGCATTGAAGACCGGCTTCATCAGTCCGCTGCTGGGCATCCGCTTCCTGATTACGGATTCCCTGCCGCTGGTCAATGTTGGATCGTCCAGCGCCAAGAAGTATGTGCGCGTTTGTCCGATGTGGCGATCCGAAGATCTGGTGTACGGTATTTGGGAAAATGCCAAGTTCCACATGCGCCAGCCGGATAATTACATCGACAAGCTACTGGCTGGCGTGACCTTCGGCATGGGCGCGGCCCGTACCAGGGAGGAAACCGTGATTTCCATCCACTGCGAAGAGAAGTTCTCCGTGGCCTAATCCGAAAATATTGATGTGGTTCGCATGCAGACGGGCGGCTTCGGCTGCCCGTCTTTTTTGTCATACGGATGTTACAGAAGCGTTACAGAACTATGTAAATATTTGATTATAATTTATTACAAACCCATCATCCGCTCCAACTTTTTTATAGCAAAAGACCCGCACAAATCTTGATGATGTGCGGGTTTTATATGATGGCCCGTACAGAAAAACCTGTCCCCCCCTATTGCAAAACCGTTACAGGAAACATTTTCATCTGCCCTGGTGAAGCCCTCCGGACGATCATCCTTCATGGCAGACGTTACCGGTTTTCTCAGGCATGTCCTGCCTTATTGTTTAATGACTTAGTGTTTATCCTCTGAAACCTAGGCGGACTTAATGATCACCGTATCAAGAACCTGTCGCGAACCCTATGATCATGATGACAAGCCATATACCCAACAATATAAGCGCAATAAGATCGTCTTTTCTGTTCGGCTTCACGATGATGCCACACAATCCCCAAAACAGGCTTGTAAATTGACCGATGAACAT